TCTTGAATCGTGGCTGGACGCACAAAATCCACTATGCGCCGCTCCTTTCAGCCCGTGCCGTATAAAACCCTTCCCACTCTACGGAAAGCAATCGACAGGGCCAATATGTATGGTTTAAGATCTCAACCGTGACATCCATACTTTGGCTGTAGATAGGAACGCTGAATATCCCGGAGTTTATAGACTTTTTCCCTAGGGTGATGCGATTATCCGCTAGAATGTCCCCGCATATATACGTCCGGCTAGCCTTGAGCTTCGGCGTTACCAATACCTTGAAATATCCTGAAGGGGCATAGACTATGTCCCACTTCCTCAACTGAAGTCTCCCATTCGTGACGATCACCTCTCCGCCATTCCGTGAGGGTTCCCTAAGGTACAGGGGGCTAAATACATATCTCATTGTATACAAATTACCAAAATACAGTGGCGTTGTCCTGTGGTCCCCCTCCACCTGAATTACATTGTCACTAATTTTGGAGAACGGCAGCGTAAGCCCAGCAGGATATGGCTGAATCTCCCCCGCCTGTGCTGGGCGAGTTATCAATCGCCATTCCACATTGTCCGGGATGTTGTAAGGAAGGGTGATGGCAGTTACACCGTTCGTATAAGTCACTGCGCTAAATTGGGTATTGCTTATCTTCCGGTCTAGGTGATAATCCCAAGACACCCCAGGGTCTGCATAGGTCTCCTCACAAGGGAGCGCCAATAACAACGTCTCTGCTCCGTAGCGGACCACCATAAACAGCATAGTGTCTATGAATTCGGCGTCTAGGATTTTCCCCCCGTCAAAAACCCACTTACTCCAAGCGCTCTGAAGCTTGTCTCCCCCTTGCCAATAGAAGCGGTAAACGAAGACCGTATCAGGCGCACCCGTAGTTAGGACGGCTATCAGTCCTTCACCTGGTGCAGCGGTGAGCTTTGAGACCGTAGCTGGGATATACGAAGGGACATGTTTAGTTATCTCAAGCGCATCCTTAACACCGCCCTGAGGGTCCAGGTAATACTCCCAAATTCCGCAGGAGTCCCCCTTCTGCGCCGCAAAATAGACGTTGTTCCCCACAGCTATAGGGTGCACACCTTGAAGCGATGAAAATTCAGTAAGGGGCTTGATTGACAATGTAGCACCAGATAATACATCACCGTGGTCTAAATAGAACTGCGTCTGGTCCGCAAATATCATCATCAGATCCTGAAAAGGAACTGCGTGCTGGAGAATAGACACCTTATTGGTGCTTACAGCTACATCAATAGGGTCTGAATCCACAACGGTCAGGGCCGTAGTCCGCCAGAAATTGAAAAATGCGCCCGCCTCTGACATAATACAATTTTCATCAGAGAGAAAACACAACCGGTTATGATAGAAGAAAATATCGTTAATCTGGCGTCCTACAAAAGAAGGGGGAGGATTGGAGCTGTCGTCTCCAGCCAGGCGGGGGTCCCACTCAGCCGGCTTAAACGTGAATGTACCGTCGGCATTTCGAATTAGCACATGGGGCATCGTAGTCTCATCCAGCGCATACTGAACCCCGGGCTTGGCGCACTCTTTCCATAGCCCCTTCGATATGCCTCCACTAACATCAGCAACAAATCGAACATAGTAGTCATCGAACTTAGTAGTAGGTGCCCCCACAACGTGGGCCACAAACCCATCGGGTGCCGTGGTGGGAAGGTCTTCAAAATTCTGAACTTCGCCCTTACAATAATATATCCATGTGTTAGTAGAGTCCGACGCATGGAATGAAAAAGGGCCCGCATCCGCCCGGCGCAACCACAACACCCTATTTTCATTTCCTTCCGCATCCCGGCTCACTCGCCAAACCGCCGAATTAAGTGCCGCCGTTAGCTTGGTGTATAGGGTGGACAATTGCGCCCCTGCGTGCTGGGTTGCAGGATTTGAATAACTGCACACCACGGAACCGTCGATTATCACCTTAAAGGAAATGTCATTCGCGCCACCCCCGTATTTCATCCAGATCAAAGCCTCATCTGGCCTTGATGGCGTAACTTGCGGCGCAAGCCGTACAGTCACGGTCTTGTTGACAACAAAGGTATAATCTGCCACCGTCACCAACTTGAAATCAGCTGAAGGGTTTGCGCCGGCCAAATACGCCTTACCTTGAGGGAAATGCACCGCCTTCTCCACGCCGTTTATGTCATACACTTTTAAATCGCCATTAAGCAGTACAACAACATATCGCTCCGTCAAATCCCGATTTATCAGGTGCACCTTAATGTGTTCTTCATCAATGCCAGAAAGCTGCGCCCTAAACTGTGTGCCGCCCCGTTTCTTCAAGCCTTCCACCAAGGACAGCGCAGCGTTTTCCGCCTCAGCACACTGAGAAGAGGCCCGCAAAGCAGGCGGCTGTTGAGACACCCCACTAACCAGGTTCGGAATCTTACCCGTTACGAGTCCCATCTATCGAAACCTCCCGATTGTCCGCGCAACATTCCACCCCGAAAGGATGTTCCGCCCAAAAATTGAGCGGTCAGCTAGCCTGGAATCCTCATGCTGTAACCTTGTTAGTGCGTCTAGTTCGTCCTTAACTGCAAAATCGTGAAGGGTGCCGCTCCCCACCACACGATCGTGAAACTTGCGCGCGGCCCGAATGGTTATATAGTGGCGGGCCGCTTGAGGCAATTGCTCAAACGGGAGCAAAAACACAATATCCACATACACCTTGCCTGTGAATATGAAGCTATGATCTATAAGACTATATAAACGCTGGCCCCGAGGTACCGCCTCTAGCCCACCGTTCAAATCAAGGCTAATATCAACATGAACTGCATTATTGGGTAAGACGATCTCGCCGTTCTCATTCGGTGATAGAGGGTAATTGTATTCAGTATTAAAATACCATCCCTTAGCCTGGACCTCCCGGCTAACCTCTCCCAGTATATGCTTGGCCATCTCAGCATCAGCGGGAAGATCTCCCTCCAGGCTATTAACAAGAGCTTCCCCGATCACCGACAACATAGTATTTACAGCATCTAACTCCGTAGTTGGATTAATATACGCCTGATCCATGTATAGCCCCCCTATGCAGCAAATAAGGGGGCTATAAAACTAGCCCCCTAGTTCATTAAGAAGCGGCCTTAGAAATCTCCACCGCACACTCGGGCCGCAATATCCCATGGCCCATAGCATACTTAGCCACCATCATGTCGCCCTGATACATAACCCTGAAATCCTGGCCGGTCTGCTCCAAGGCCAAGTCCATCAGCTTAACCGTACCGAAAGCCGACTTATGGAAAGCCACCGCTACAGTATTCGTAAAATCTCCGGCGTAGTTGTTACGCTCTCCCTCCGTTCCTGCGTAGTTGTCGTTGGGCAAGTGATTGCTCTTGATAATCGTCAGCCCTGCAACCTTGAGCACAGAGCCATCAGCGTACGCGCCGCTGCCTCCCCAATCCCTGTTCAACACCTTGGTGGTCTGCGCCAGTAGGTAATACTGAGCAGGCCGGAGCACCAAGTACCGGTCGTTCTCCGGCACATCCTTCTCATCGAAGATCTGCTGAACATTGAACGCAGCGTTAGCCAAAAGCTCCCCGTCCGTCGGATAGTTAGGGTTCTTCAACTGCGTCCCTCCAGGCGCCCCCGTTATGGTCGCCGAGGCCCTGGCGGTGAGGACCGCAACACGCCCCAGCCGAGTATCGAAAGCCCGTGCAAGGGCCCGCCCCAACTCCGTGGAGTAAATCTGGCGCACATCGTAATGGTTCTTCGCCTCATCAAGGTTGTAAATGAACACATCCGCTATCAGGAGGTCGTCAATCGTTATGACACGCTCCCCAGTCTTGATCTGGTTGCTTCCCAATATGGGCGTCCCCGGCGTATGATACCGGGCGGTCGCCTTCCAGGTAGCGGGGAAGGATGCGCTCTTCCCATGGGTTATGGTCCGCACCAGATGAAGAGGCTTAAAAACGTTCGTCTCCTCAAACGCAGTCAAAACCTCCCCAGCAAAGACCTTGAGAAACAGCGCATTGTCCTTCTCATACGTCCCTATGTCGTTATTAAGCGCGCCAGGGTACGTCCTTATAGCATCAGCATAGCTCGGCATAATATATCCTCTCCTTATCTGCTTGGTCTAGAAAGCCAACAAGCCCGCGCTCCCTTGTGGGGTGTCTGACGCATCAGGCCCACAATGATCGCCTCGCTTGTTGAACTCCCCAATACACAACGGCTGCCTAAAAAGGCATGTCGTCTTAAGATAAGGAGATAGGCGGAGCCACACGGCCCCGCCTGTAGACAGAATTAAAAGACGGTTGAACGTGCCAACTTAGCCTCCACGTCCGCCCTATACGCAGGGTCCTTAGAATATCGGGGGTCCTTCATTGCGGCCACCACCTCAGCGGTAGAGCGGAAGACGTCCCCCGAGGGGTTAGTCGGGGTCCCGGCAACAAGCTTAGGAGCCTTCCCATAGACGGCGTCATATCGGGACTTTAGCCGCTCAACCGCCATACGCATAATATCAGGGTCCCCGGTATCGATAGCCTTGTTGTAGGCCATAATCTCTTCCTTCGGAAGGTTCTCCCTTGCCCAATTAGCAAGCCTCTGAAAGCTCTCTTCACCGCCCACGGACGCCTTAATCGAGTCTACAACTTCCTTTGCGGCACCCTTGGAAGAGGTAATGCCCGCGATGTAGGCATCCACCACCTCCCGCGGTACGCCTTCCTTCTCAAGCTCTGCGTAATGCGCATCATCAAGCTGGCCATACTGGGCAAAGACCTGGGCATACTTGGTAAAGTCTTTACCGGCCACGATAAACCGCGGTTCGTCATTGTGCTCGTCCCCCTTATCCTGGCTCTCCTCAGGCTTATCCTGGGCCCTCTCGCCCAGCTTTCGCTGAAGTTCTAGGTAAGCGGCCTCTAGCTCTTCTTGGGATTTAAACTTCCCAGCCCATAGCTTTTCAGGCTCTGCTTTGTCAGGGGGAGCTTCGGGACCCGTCACGCCCTCGTTAACAATAATCACACTGTCCGTATCTGCCATAAGACCACCCTCCAATTCTAGAAGTCAACCCTTAACGTGCCGTCGCCTAACCGGATCTCTACGCGCCGCTCAATCTTCTTTTCAGAAAACCCCCCAGACTCCGGCTTAATGGGAGCCTCAGGGGGCCGCTGTATAGTAGGCGCCTGTTCAAGCTGGGGCGCCTTCGCCTTGCGGGGAGACATCCATACCGCCTCCTTTCTGTAACATAGCCTGGCCTATAAGGCGCATAGCGTCAGGCCCCAACTGGGAAACTAGCGCCTGCATCTGAGCAGCTTGCTGTTCCTGTGCAAGCTCTTCCTCAGTGCGGAGAAGCCCCTTGGTATCAATCCCCTCCGCCGTCGCCAACCGACGAATAGCCTCAGTAGGGTTGATAAAGCGCATAGCAAGCTCGGGGGTCAACGCCGCCGCCAAAGTCTGCAAGAAGCCTACGAGCTTATTCCTGTCATGAGTCCTGCTGAGGGCATCCACCCCTGTTATAATGGTGGGATTGACTACACCTTCAGGAAGCTTAGGAAGAAGTCCCTCCTTTTCCAACATCTTTAGGTGAACCTTGATATAAGGCAGCTGAAACTCCTGGGAAAGCAAGGTATAGACCCCGCCAAGGGCGTCCTCCAACTCCGCAGCCATGTATCGAATTTCCTCCGCAGTAACCCGCTCTGCGTTCCGCCTAACTGCCGAATTGAGCAGGAAGGCCCTGGATAACCGGTCCATAATCATCTGGATAGTCTCTAAAGTCACCCGGAAATCCGCATGCTTTTGAAGCTGGAACACTGAAACATCATCCGCATTCCCTTCGACAATACCCCCATTAGGCGTATTGGCTAGAGAATCCGCATCCGTACTCCCCCCAGGGCGCACGAGAATCAAAAGCCTTGCAGCCGCCGCACTGCCCTCCAGAATCGCCTGTGTCAGGCCTTCTAGAGACTGAAGGTCCCCTAGGTACTGCTCAACATAGCTCCGTCCATAGTCCTCCCCGTCGATCCGGAACATTCTTAGCGGAAACCAAGGACAGGCATCCAAAGGGTACGTGCCCTCCGACTCAGGGACAACCTCACCATAACACTCCTGATAAACCCGCCATTCTTTAGGCGTTCGGTATACGTACGTGTAAATGTTGACGGTCCGGTCAATTGAGGTTCCCTCGCCCTTTATGCGCTCCTTAATCCGCTCATAAAACTCAGGTTCAAGGGACGCCGGAGCAACCTCCTCATGGACAACGATCTCCAATGGCTTACCCATAGGGTCCCGCTTAACTACATAGCGGTCTAAATGAAACACCCGCAACCCCTGTGCAGCATCCTTATACAGTAAAACGTTGCCCCCGACTAACAAATGGGGCAGCATCTCACCAAGCGGAACACGGTCCCCCGACATCTCAATACGTTTCATAACCGCCCGCTCAATTACACTAAACGCCTCTTCAAGCTCCGCCCGGAAATTCTCTGGGGGGTTCTCTCGATTAAGGATCAGCTCATCCACTTCTAACCGAAAGCATGGCTGTGTGGGTGGCAAAAGAGTCAACAAAAGCTTACTGGCTAGATTGTTAACACCATACGCCCCCAACGCTTGAAAAGGCGTAGGATAGGACGTTGATCCTGAATGGCCGTCCGGGGGAAAAAGCATAGGGAGCGTGACCTTGGCACACTCCCTTGCCTTTCTTAAATAAGGCTCCCGCAAAGGCCGCAACTCTTGGTAGCGGCTTTCTGCCTTCCCCTTAACATCCTGCACCATCAGCACCACCTATAGGGGAATATTCAAGCCCGTCCCGCTTGACCTAGGCACATTCAAGTCAATACGGAGAGAACGTTTTCCCTTAGCCTTCTTAAGAACCTGCTCTTCATCCCGCGCATCAACCGGCGCCCGGGGGCTCGCATTAGGCTCAGCCTCCGGAGGGGGCGGAGGAGGAGGAGGCGGGGGCGCCGGGACTTCTATCTTAGGGGTCGACAAACACATGCTAAAACCTCCAATCATAATAGAATCTGCCGATCTAACAACGTTGCATCTTGAGCTTCCTTTATCCGCTTTAACAAACGCACAACCTCTACACTACCCCGGGCCATCCAAATCTTACGGTCAGAGTATGACTCTTCTGGGCAACGGTCCGGAAAGAGTTGGTCCAACGCATCAATTAGCTCTTGGCTAATAGGCGGAAAACGTTCATGCGCTCTCCGCAGCATGTTTGAATCAGACACGGCCATCACCTCCCAGCAAGTGGCAATGTTGGTTAGTAGACGCAAGTTTAATACCGTACTCAATATGGTTATCGCTGGACAACTCTCTCACATATTCCCCCGTTTTAACCATGTACAAATGCTTACGAATACGTAGAGGAACCTTGTCCAGATCATACCGGGTAAACAAAACCACACGATACCCCGCACTGTGCACCGCAGACACCAACCACTCCAGATCGTCTATGGGCTGATCAAGAGGCTCCCCTCCTAAGATCCACACTTCCCTGATCAAAGGCCGGGCACGATCTAGACGCGCCAAAAGCTGTTTCAGAAGATCCTCCGTAAACGGCCGCCCGGCGGTGAAATCCCAGGATTCAGGATTATGGCACCCCATACAATGAGGTGCCATGCACCCGCTAAGATAAATCTCAAAAGCTCCGCGTGAAATTGACACCTCCGTGCCTAACAGGTTCACCCCTGGTACCTCCTGGCCTTTAGACAAACACACGCGCGGGCCACTCAAGTTCCCGGCGGACCTTATTCCAATGTTTTGTATTGGTCAAGAAACCAACCACCCTTGTAAAGGTGTCCGTTATCGGCTGCCCACAAATTTTGCAAACAGACGCGTCACGCCCTACAGTCATATGGCCCTCGGCGCACATGTTAAGGGCATAGTTCACCGCAAAGTAAATCACCCCCTGGCGTGCAGCATGCTGAATTAAGAGCCGCATAGTCGTACTTTCGCAACGCTCTGCCAAATTCAAATGGCAAATAGCGCCGCCAGAGAAGAGGCGGTCAAACCGCCCCTGGAGCTCGATGCGCTGAAGGAGATCCGCTGGTGCTGTAAGAGGGAGGAACTGGTTGGAATAAAGCAAATACTTCCCGCTCCCGTAACCCAAAAGGGCATCCTTGGCAGCCAGCTTAACCGCGCTGCTCTCAGCGGGCACCTGCTCAACATTATGGGGAGCCTTAAAGGTCCCTTCAGCAACCGCATTGGCGGCATGCACAACGGCTAGAAG